CGCTCGCGGTCCAAGAGTACGGGTTCTTCCAAAGGCACACCCTCACCCCGAAAGGGAAGCAAGCCAAGCAAAAGCCGCGCATCTACAAAGGCAAAGCCTGGTACCTGAAGAAGGGCTATGCACCGATGGCGGTGCCCGGTACCTCCAACCACAACCTCGGTATCGCTATCGACATCGCCAACGCGAGCGGTAAGCGGCTGGAATGGCTGCTCGCCAACGAACACAAGTTCGGGTTCTCGCATGAACTGGACTCTGAGCCGTGGCACATCCGCTACACCGAAGGCGACGATGTTCCGCAGGCGGTGAAGGAATGGAAGGCAAGAAAGGGCGTCACTCCGAGTGGTGAGCCGACCGCTTGCCGTGAGTGCGGGCGGCCTTTCTGACATGGATGGTGGGTGGGCACTGATCGTCGCCGCTGTAGTCACAGCGGTAGGGGCGATCATTGTCGCCATCCTCGACAAGTTCCGCAAAGAAAACAGTCGGGATCACGAAGTCGTGTTGGGGATGTTGCGGATCATGCACAAGTCCCAGCAGCGGACCGAGGACAAAGTCGACAAGGTTGACGAACGGCTTACCGAACACCTAGCCTCCCACCATGAAAAGGGGATGCTTGACAATGGTAAACGGATTGACAAAAATGGAGTTGAACGCAATCCGAAGGTGGCTAAGTAAAGTCTTTGTAGGCCCTTCCGAACAGGAGGAGTTTATGAAGGTTATGGAGCGCCTCGATCAACTCACAAAGGGGAAGAATGACAGGCAGCCAAACACACGGCGCTGAAATCCTGCTGAAGGCATACGACCTCATCACAGGTGACAGGCACAACGCATACGCGCATCCGTCCGAAGATTACGGGCGGACAGCAGCAATCTTCAAAGCGGTAACAGGACATGACCTGTCCGTTGAGGAAGCAATCATGTTCATGATCTGCGTCAAAATGTCGCGGCTCGTGAACGAAATGAATACAAAGCAATGGTTACCAGACAACGCAACCGACGCAGCCGGATACCTCGGCTGCCTACAAATGGTAAGGGAGAACCGTTATGTCATTCCTGAATGACGTCAAGTCCGTCGAAGTAAAGATCGGACGTCCGTCCTACAAACTCGAGGAAATCAAGAAAGCGCTTGGCGCCAAAGAGTTCCGCGAGTTCATGTCAGCACTCAAGGACCCGTCGATTTCACTGTCGGCAATCCAGAAGGTGCTGCAGAAGCGTGACCTCAACGCCTCGACGTTGTGGCTTCGCAAGGTGAGGAACGGGGAAGCAGAATGAGCATCCACGACGAAGCCTCACTCGAGAGCGAGATCGCGGAACTCAAACGCGCACTCGCTAACGCACAGCGCGCAGAGTCACGAGCCAAGCGGAAGAACGACGACCTCGTTGAGGCCGTCTACAAGGCCGCAAAGGACGCGATGCTGGCGCAGCCCAGAATCAAGATCCCGACTTTCAAGAAGGATCGCCGCTCCAAAAAAGCCGAGGTTGCCCTTGTCCACTTGACCGACTGGCAGGCAGGCAAGGTGTCGGTGTCCTACAACATGGACGTTCTGCGTGAACGCATGATGCAGATGCTGACCAAGACCATCCAGATCACCGAGATCCAGCGCGCACATCACCCTGTCAAAGAGTGTGTGCTTGTGCTGGGTGGTGACATGGTCGAGGGCTTGACGGTATTCCCCGGCCAAATCTATGAGGTCGAGGCACACCTGTTTGAGCAGATGTTCACCGTCGCATCCATCATCGAGCAGTGCGTCTACACGTTGGCGTCACAGTTCGAGAAGGTGCATGTGGTTTGCGAGTACGGCAACCACGGCCGCATCGGACGCAAAGGTGACATGCCGGGATCAGACAACGTCGACCGCATGGCGTACGAGATCGCCCGTGACAGGACGGTATCGCTGAAGCATGTGACTTGGCAGACGTCAGCCGATTGGTATCAGATTGCAGCGATCGGTAACTACAAACTGCTTGTTGTGCACGGTGACGAGATCCCGTCGTTCGGTGGGCAGACCCCGAGTTACTCGATCCTGCGCAAGGTCAACGCATGGGCCACGTTCATGGATTTCAACGACGCCCTGATGGGCCACTTCCATACCCCGATGAGCCTGACGATGGCCAACGGGGGCAGGATCTGGGTCACCGGGTCGCCGGAGTCCGACAACCAGTATGCGAAAACCTTTGTGGCCGCGGTCGGGAAACCCTCTCAGCGCCTGCATTTCGTGGACCCTGAGAAGGGCCGGGTAACCTCCGAGCATGTCATCTGGCTCGACTAGCCCCAAGTTCACTCTCGTCAAGGTCTTCTGGGAGGATGCCTTTGATTCAGAGAACGGGTGGATACACCTGTCCGATTACAAGCCTGAGACTGCCCGCTTCGAGACGGTTGGGTACCTGATACCTGACCTTCTCGACGGGTACGTTTCGGTTACTTCAACCATTGACCCTGATGAGGCACCTGATTACGAAACCGTAGGCATGGTGGTCCACATCCTCGCCCGCATGGTCACGGGCATGCAAGTTCTGGACTGAGTCCAAATCGTCGCTGAGGTTGCAAACAGCCTCTCGACGTATTACATTGTCATACAGGTCAAAGGAGGACCCAATGCACAGCACAGTAAACAAGCCGTTACACGGCTCCGAGGAATGGTTGCGCCTTCGCTGGCGTGACGCGGATGGCAAGGCGCGACTCAGCGCCTCTGTCGCCGCAGCCGTTCACAACGAACACGAGTACACCACCAGTCTGGATTTGGCCACCGAACTGTTGGCCGACGATGCACCGAAGCCCAAGGAGCAGAACGAGGCGATGCGCCGCGGCACCCGGCTTGAGGCACCGATCCGTGACTGGGCGGCCGAGATGATGGGTATCGAACTCACTGAGCCTGTCGTCATGTACACCTACAAAGAGGGCGACCTCAGCCTGATCGCCACACTTGACGCTGTCGACAACGACGGCAACGTGTACGAGGTCAAGACGATCCGCCGCCGCTGGGATGGCGAACTGCCTCGCTACTGGTATTGGCAGGGTGTCCAGCAGGCGATCTGCGCGAACGTCGACACGATCAAGTGGATCATCTTCGACTCGTCGTTGAGCATCCACATCTACGACCAGTTCGTTTCATCGGACGAGAAGGGCATCCACATGCAGGCGGCCCGTCACTTTCTGACTGCGATCAACGAGGGCATGCTGCCGGACAACGTGCAGGACGACTACGAGCACGTCTCGCAACGGTTCCCTGACAGCGTGAAGTCCGGCGTCGAACTCGATAGTGAGATCGCACAGTACGTTGCGAACCTGCACAACATCAAGAAAGAACTCGAAGTGTTGGGTAAGCGTGAGGACTTCGTCAAGGCGCAGATCTGCAACGCGTTGGGTGAGAATGAGATCGGGTTAGTTGACGGCGCTGAGGTGGTCACATGGAAGACCAGCAAGCGCACGTCGTTTGACACGAAGCGGTTTGAGCAGGATCATCCTGCCCTTGCCGAGAAGTACCGCAAAGAATCCAAGTTCCGTACATTCCGTCTGGCCTGAGGAGGACAGCAATGAGATTCAACCTTGACAACTACGAGACCGTTGAGACACGGCTCGCAAAGTTCTGGGAGCAGTACCCGAACGGGCAAGTGTTCACCCAGATCCACCACTACGACGACAACAAGGTCGTGTTCCGCGCAGAGATCTACAAAGACATCTCTGACCCGCGGCCTGTGGCCACTGGCTACGCCGAGGAGTTGCGTGACGCCAGCCCTGTCAATAAAACATCTCACGTCGAAAATGCAGAGACGTCCGCGATTGGCCGGGCTTTGGCCAACTTCATCTTCCAGTCGAAGACCGCGCCACGGCCGTCGCGTGAGGAGATGGAAAAGGTTGCCCGTGCCGAGCAGGCACAACAGCCGACGATGCCGAAGTCTGAGCAGGTGATTGCGATGAACGCCATCAACAAGGTGTTCCCGAACGCGAAGGAGATGGACCGTCCGCAACCGCGCCGTCAGGTGTCGGCACAGAACGCGAAGCAGCCAGCGTCGAAGGCGCAGGTTGGCAAGATCGTGGCCCTGTCGATGGCACAGAACTATCCGAAGGAGGAGCGTCTCAAGATCGCGTCCGATGTGGCTGGCCGGAACATCTCTGACCTTGGCCAGTTGACGATGAGCGAAGCGTCTGAGGTCATCCAGTTGTTGAGCGCTGGCCAGCCGTGAGCGAGAAGCACATTGTCGTGGCGTTCCGTGTCGATGAGGAATTGGCTGAGATGCTTGACCTCATGAAGGACAGGATGCGGGTGCCACGTTCGCAACTGATTCGTGAGGCTGTGTATGCGTACGTCAACCGAAAGACAGGGAGGAAGCGTGGATGAGCGCAAAGGGGAATGCCAGGGCGATAGGACCAAATGTTCTTTGGGGGAACAGTGTCCCCGGTACGGAACTCTTGGTCGAGCCGATCGACAGGGACGACGAAGGGTCAGGGGATGTGGTGATCCTTCGGCTCGTGGCAAACGGAATCGAGCGAAAGGTGATTCGAAAGCCCGTCGGGCGCGTAAAAAACTTGGGCTGGGTGGTCACCTTACCCGTCACGAGGAAAACTGGGGTGGTGCTTTTCGTACCGAGATCAAGGCTGGCGCACAGGTTGGTCCGATTGCGACACGGTACCTACTCGCAAAGAGTCAAAGCGACGCGGCTAAGGCACTTGGTGACATACGCCCGTTCGTAATGGTCGCCATGCCTGACGGCACCAGCAAGGGGATCGTGCTCATGGATTTGGATGAGTTCTCAGATCTCGTTAGCGTCATCATCAACCAGCCTTAGGGCTGGCCATCTACTAGGGTTAGGAGGACCTGATGGATTTCATTGTTCGGGGGCTGGCTGTCGTGTCGAGCCTCTTTCTCGTCTGGGGTGTAAGGGGGGGTAACGAACCGACCCCCCACACACCCCCACCCCGGTCGTTTACGGCCCTTGTAGAGGCTCCCAGACGCCTCTCCGTGGCCCCCACAACCACCGTCCCAGCCACCGCCCACTGTCCACAGTGGTGGGGACTGGCTGTGGAGGCTGGCTGGCATGCCGACAGCATGCCGACCCTGGACTACGTCATCTGGCGTGAGTCCCGATGCCAGCCCGGTGCCTACAACACCACCCTCAACAGGGACAAGTCCAAAGACATCGGCCTCACCCAGATCAACGACCGCTCATGGTGCCTACCCACCCGGTACTACCCGAACGGATACCTGCAAACCATCGGCGTTTTGGATACCGTGGGATGCGAACAACTGTTCGATCCGCTCACGAATCTGAAAGCCGCAAAGGCCCTGTATGACTACTCGCAAGAAGCGCAAGGCAACGGTTTCGCGCCGTGGAGGCTATGACTACATGGACCTGCTGACCGACTTCCAACTCGCAGACAAAGAGACCGACTGGATGGATCTGGCCGCCTGCAAAGGCATGGATACGGAAACATTCTTCTTCCACCATGCGGGCCGCCAGCAAATCAAAGGGGTCGTAGAGATCTGTAACCGGTGCCCGGTGCGGGAACGATGCCGCGACTGGGCCGTTACGAACGAGATCACCTACGGAATCTGGGGCGGACTCACCCCCAACCAACGCCGACAATACTGGCGTTATTAGAAAAGACTTACTAAACTGACGTCATGTCCGAGAACTCCGATCTGTTTGTCTATCAGGCTTGGTGTTCAGAGCAGCAAGGTGTGATCGACACACTTCACGCAGACAAACAAGAACTGCAGAAGCGTGTCACACAGTTAGAAACACAACTCGCCACACTCACGAGTATGGTCGAGCGACTACAAGTAGCACTATCACAAGGAGGAACAGCATGAGCGCAACCTGGTACAAGTTGAAGGACGAGACCTGGGGCATCAAGATTCGACACGAAGGCCAGCCCGGCGACACCGTCGAAGTCACCAACAGCAAAGGTGAAACCAAAACGGTCACACTCGCACGACGCGCAGCCAAGTTCGACGATGCCGAACTCTGGGCAATCGTCTAAAACAATCTGCGACCACTGCGGAGAGGTGTCACTAATACTCGCAACATGGCCACAAGAGGTCATAGATAACTGTGGGTGTTGGTGCCACCTCTACCGCAAAGGGGAATGGTTCAATGACAAATCAACCAAACGTCGCAAGCGCAAGATGCGGTAACTGCGGAGCCACAATCACACACGACCCACAAAGAATCGTGGGCTGCAACTGTGACCCGGACTCCCCGTTCTGGGTGTACATCAACCGTGACGGAGACATCCGCGGCTGGTCACTAGCCAAGTGGACAACACCATGAAACAAACCACATGGATCTGCCCTAACTGTGGCCGACGCATAACAATCCACGTCAAGACATCACACCCACCGACCTGCGCCAACCCACTCAAGCACTCAACACGCATCATCGAGATGCAACCACACGGAGGAACCAAATGAACACAATGCCGCGACACCCTCGCATGAAACGGATGCCCATCATGGCAATCCAACCCGTCCCACACATCAACATCACCCCTGCACCGATCAGTGACGAGGACATCGCGTTCTTCATCAACACTGGTATTGCGACTGAGGCGCTACCGATGTGTGAACCTACCGCTACCGATGTGTAGACCTCAGGGGTAAGGGGGGTCGCGCGGCCGCCGCCGCGCCGGGCGAACGTGTGTTCGCTTACTGAACGGTAAGTAAAAACCACGCTGAGTGACGGCCGTTACTGAACGGTCAGTAGGTGACGCGCACCGGGTCGACGGCCGCAACGTCGACGTCGAGGACGATCGACGCCGGGAGAAATCCGGCCGCGACGGGGTCGTCGAGGACGTCGAACTACGGGTCGCGATCCGGCCGCGACGGGGTCGTCGAGGACGTGCCACATCAAAGGCCGCGACGTCGACGTCGAGGCCGCTCGACGCCGGGCCGCGCCGATCATGGGGCCGGGGCCGGGGCCGCTCGACTCGACGCCGCTCGAGCACGTCACGAACCCGGAACCGAAATCCACCACTAACCCGGACACGATCGAGTATCCTCGAGGACGTCGACGACCGTCGACCTAACGAAAGGAACCAAACGTGACCACGAACCAAACGCTCCCCGGGTGCTGGCAAGCACTCGAGGACACTCTCGCCGCAGGACTCTCGCGCGTACTGCTATGGGGGCCGCCCGGAACAGGCAAGACGTACGCCGCGCTGAACGGCCACAAGCCGAACAACGGGTCGCTCCGTGTCCAATGCGTCGAGGACATGACCGACGCGCAGATCTTCGGACAATGGAAGCCGTCGAGCGGTGGCTCGTGGTCATTCCACGAAGGCGCAGTACCGCGAGCATGGCGTCGCGGCGAGTTTCGCGTCGTCTTCGACGAAGTCGACAAAGCAGGCGGCGAAGCGCTCTCGAGTCTGCTGCTCGCCGCTGACTCCTTCGAGTCGAGCGAATGGCAGAACCCGGACACGCTCGAGATCGTGAAGCCGTCGCGCGAGTATCAAGTGATCGCGACGACGAACGTCGACCCGGTGCTACTTCCCGAAGCGCTCCGCGATCGCTTCCCGGTGGCGATCAAGATCGACGAACCGCACCCGACCGCGCTCGAGCGTCTGCCCGACTTCCTGCGTGAGCCTGCTCGAGCGCTGGCGATGATCGACGACGACGTCGAGCGCGTGTCGCTTCGCACGTTCTACGCGATCGCGGAACTACTGCGCGTCCACTCACTCGACCGGGCGCTCGAGATCGCGCTGCCACGTCATCGCGAGCAAATCCTCGCGGCCGCCTCTGTCACGTCGCTTGAGGGCTGAACGTGACGACCGTACGGCCGGAATGGCTGAAGCCTCGAGCAGACGGACAGACGCCCGACCGCTGGCAGATCGTCGACGCTCCGCCGATCTCGACGTCGACGCGAGTCGACATCGAGCGCGGCCGCATCGACGCGACGACGCTCGACTCGCCGCTAGGTGAGACGCTCCGCACTCTCGCACTCGTGCGCGCCCGGTATGGCTTCGTGCCGGGTGAGATCGAGGACGTGCGCGGCCACATGAGTGCTCGACGTCGACGCAGTCACTACGCACCGACCGCGATCGAGATCGTCAAGGGCTGGCATGACCAACGCATGACCGACGCCGCGCTCCGCGCTCGAGGACTCGAGCCGGAACACGACGTCGACATCGCGAAGGTGTACGCCTCGCGCGTCGACTCGATGAAGCCGGAGCAGGCCGCCGCGCTGGCGCTGGCACACCTTCACACCGACGCATCGAGGCCACTACTTCGCGCGATCGGCTCCAAGTGGCCGGGCCTGCGTGACACGCTCCGCAAGGTGAAGCGAGCGACCCGTGACTCGATGAACTACGCGCCGTCGTCGAGTCGACGCGACCGCGAGTACTGCGAGCACTATCGGGTCGCGGCGATGGCGCAGGACGTCGTCGACGTGCTCGAGAACGCCGCCGCAGGTATCGGGAACGTAAAGCAGGGAACACGCGACACCGACGCGCAACCCGGCGAGCAACGCGAGGACAGTCAGAACGGCCAAGCGCAACCCGGCAACGGCCACCTATGGCAGCCGCTCCGCATCGGCTCGACGTCGCTCGTCGTCGCGCATCGAGGCCGCATCGGCGCACGTCATCGACCAAGCGCGACAGGCTCGCGACTCCGCTCGATGAGTCGAGCACTCACCGACCCCGAACGTCGAGTTTTCTCGACGAAGCAGCGCGCGACCGACGCGCTGCTCGTGCTCGATCTCTCCGGCTCGATGTCATGGAGCACCGACGAACTTGACGCAGTCATCGAGGCCGCTCGAGGTGCGATCGTCGTCGGCTACTCCGGCAACCCTCGCGACATCAAAGCGCCGAACGTGTGGCTACTGGCGCAACACGGCCGACGTGTTCGCGAAATGCCCGAAGTGTGCGGCGATAATGGCGTCGACGGCCCGGCACTCGATTACGCCGTGCGTCGATTCCGCAAGCGCGCCGGGATGCCCGTCGTGTGGGTGAGTGACGGAGCCGTCACGGGACTCTCGTCGACGACGTCGCAACGCCTCGCCGCTGACATGGTGGGCCGACTCGAGCGGCATCGAGTGACGCAGGTCGTCGACGCTGAAGCGGCGATCGACCTATGCCAGCGCCTCGCTCGAGGACATCGAGCGCGGCCGCACATCGACCGACGACTCCGCGAGTACGCAAGGACGGCCGACAGATAATGCCGACCAACGACCTAGCCCTTCTCGTGGTCGTCTCGATCATCGTCGCCGCCCAATGGCTGCGAGGTGACTGACGTGATCGACCTCGCCGTGTTCCTCGCCATGACCGCGCTCGTCGTGCTCGCGTACCGCTTCGGCCGCGAAGTCGAGCGCGACGAACAGCGCCGCCGCCTCGAGCGTCGACGCGCCCACCACCACCAAACAACCACCAACAACAGGAGAAACAACCCATGACCACCAACCCCGAACTGTTCGACGACCTCGCGAAACTTCGCGACGCCTACGGACGCACGTCGAGCACACTCGCGCAAGTGCTCGACACGTTCGACGACATCGACGGCAACATCCGGCCCGAAGTCCTCGAGCACAAAACCCGCGAGCAAATCCTCGACGACCTCGTCGATCTCTCGCACCGCATGAGCGACACCTACGACGACGCAGTCGACGCACTCGTCGAGATGCTCGACGGCCAACACCCCACGATCGTGGCCGGGCTTCAGCGCTCAAAGCGCGACATCCGCGCCACCGTCCGACGCATCGACGCCCGGCACACAGGCCGCGACATCGACGAAGGCGACGCCCTCGAGCAAGCCGCGGCCGTGTTCGACCAAATGGCCGAGCGCAACGTCGCCGGACTCCGCTCGATCATCGCGGAAAGCCTCGACACGATCGTGAGCCAAATCCACCACCACGACGACACCGCAGACGACGCCGCAACGATCTACGCCGTCGACATCGACGCACCACAAGAGCGCGGCGACCGAATGGTCGTCGGTATCACGATCGAGCGCGTCGCAACAGCACCACGCCCCGGCGACCTCATCGGCGACCTCGACCTCGCCCAGCAGATCGGAGAGAACACCACCGCGCTCGCGATCGTCATCACCACACCCGACCGACTCGAACACGACGACCGCATCGAAAACGTCCGCACCTCGATCGCAGCGCACCCCTTCGGAGTGACCGCCTACATCGAGCACAACGACGGCAACCTCGAACACGAACACATCGCCGGAGAATGGCGACACCGCGAACACGAACCCGAAATCGAGAACATCGCAGCCAACGCACGCACGTTCTACGAGCGCCTCGTGATCGCACGAGCCGCCGCAGACCGCGACTAAACCCCCGGCACAAGCCCACCCCACACACACAAGGCCCGACGCGAGTCGTGGCCGAGCCGGTGGCGGCGGTGGGCCTTGTCGCGTGTGGAGGCCCCTCGAGGAGGCTCGAGGCTGCTCGAGGAGCGCCGGAGGCGCTACCGCTACCGTCGACGTAGGTCGTCGTTCGGCCCTTGAGCCGTGTCGGTGGTGACTTGATGTCAGCGGCCTGCGTCGAGTTCGCTCGAGTTGGTCGGGGGCCGCGCGTCGTCCTCGATGAGGACGTCGCGGCCTGCGTTCCGTGTGCGGCCGTCACTCGTGCTCGAGTCTGCCCCCCTCGAGTTGCGTCGACCCCCCTCGAGTCTCACTTAGAGTGGTCGTTTCCCCAAAAAAATCGCGCGCCCCACCGCGCGTTGCGCGGCGGGGCCCCACGCGCACATTCGTGCGCGTTTCTAAGGTGTCGCCGTCGCATGCGCGACGAGCGACACGTTTACGACGCACCAGACCGTCACTACAACTCCAGGACTTCACGAGACCGCTATCACAGTCCAAGTCACACCCGGGGTATGCCGAGGCTACGGGTCTAGTGGGTATCTATTATCGGGACAGTCCGTGTGTGCATTTGGGGGGCTTGCGCCCCTTTGCTATGGGGTAGGGGTTGTACATTTTTTTTTATCCCCTGCTAGTGGTTATTTGGCGTACGGGTTTTTAGCCCCCCCAAGTTCTGTTTTACGTCTGAACCCGTCTGTCTGTATACCGAAAGAAGACGACAATCTACGGTCCCCTTTTCAGGCCATTATCCCGTGCGATCTGTCGATGCTGCCCTGGCGGTTGTTCGCGAGGAGGAATCTAATCGTTTAGGGTCCGGTGTTTTTGGGGTGTTGTGTTCAGTTTCTTTGGAAAAACAGGAGGATTAGGGTGTTGCCACAAACCGTCTTTGTGGTTTTGTTGTCCAACCCTCACAGGCTCTCGACTAAACATTGCTGTCTAGTTTTATGGGCTGCCGCCCAAGCGTGGCCTCCTGTCCTCCCAAAGAAACTGGTGGCTGCAATGTAGCAGATGGTTTGTGTGTTGACCACCCCGACTAGCAATTTTTTGTTGCAGAGTCCTGGGGCTCTTGTCATCGGGGTGGGACGTTTGTGTGTCGGCTACAGGAAGGAGGAACCTGGAGGTCCTGTAGCCGACTGGTGTATGGTATCAGTGTGGCGAAGGGGAAGCGTAGTATTTCGGCTGAGGATCGTGCCCTGTTTTGGCAGGCGGTGAATTCTGGTGTGTCGTTGCGTGAGGCTGCCCGGGTGGCGGGGGTGTCGTATCGGACGGCGTTGAATTGGTCTGCGAAGGCGGAGCGGTTGAAGGTTGAGTCTGATCGTGTCAACCTTTTGGAGGGGAAGGCTGTTACGGCTTCTGGGTCGGAGTCGAAACGGAAGATCGTTCGTGAAATTGTGAACGATGATTCGCTGCCTCTGGTCCGGCCTACCTCGAGGTTGAATGAGCGGGCTAAGAGGGGGTTGGAGGATTTCGATTATTTCCGGCGGGTCTATCTGGGGCGTGTGCCGTCGAACTGGCAGGTGGATGCCGCATACAAGTTGGTGGGCTACCTGGAATCCCCCGAAAAGGAGTTCCTTGTCCTGAACTGTCCGCCAGGTGCCGGTAAGTCCACCCTGTTCCATGACGTCGCCGTCTGGTCGATTGTCCGTAACCGGGCTATCCGAGTGATGATCGGGTCGGTGTCCCAAACCCTTGCCAAGATGTATTCACGCCGCATCCGCGAAACCCTCGAGCGCACGGTCCCGATTCAGCCTGATCCTGAGATGGTAAAACGTGGTTTGGCCCTCAACGCTGAAGCCTGCCTGGCTGTGGACTACGGACGGTTCAAACCCAACAACGTGGGTGCCCTGTGGCGGGCTGAGGAGTTCATCGTTGAGCAGTATGGGGTGTCGGGGTTGGACAACAAGGAGCCGACCGTGTCGGCGTACGGTATCGAGTCAGAGTTCATCGGCCACCGCGCCGACCTGGTCCTGTTTGACGACGTGGCCTCCCCTGAGAACTCGAAGGAGTCGGTGGCCCGCGACAAACTGTTGGAACGCTGGGACTCGATGGCTGAAGCCCGCGTCGAACCGGGCGGCGTGTTGGCGGTCATCGGGCAGCGGCTAGGACCCCAAGACCTGTACGCCCACTGCCTGTCCAAAATCACCTACGACGAGTTCGACGACGAAACTGAGGAGGCTTTGGCTGAACCTGTCAAACGGTCCAAATACCATCACATCGTCTACAAAGCCTATTACGAAGAACTAGATACAGGCCCCGCCAGCCTCAAAAAGACTGCACCACCCTGGCCCGCAGGCCCGCTGCTTGAACCACAACGCATCCCGTGGAAAGACCTCTCCTACATCCGCTACAACACACCCTCTAAGTTCAAAGTCGTCTACCAGCAGGAAGACTTGGAGGCCGGGTCATACCTGATCGAACGCGTGTGGGCGACAGGCGGCATGGGACCAGACGGCGTCATGTACCCCGGCTGCATTGACAACGACCGACGCCCAGGCCACATCCCATACGGGCTCGAACCCCCGATCATCTCCATCGCCTCAGTCGACCCGTCACCCACCCAGTTTTGGGCAATCCAATGGTGGCTCTACCAGCCATCCACCAACCTCCGCTACCTCATCAACCTGGAACGGGTCAAACTCACCGCGGAACAGTTGCTGGGCTACGACACCGGTACCCGCGAATACTCCGGCATCATGGAAGACTGGCAGTCACAGTCCTTCGAACTCGGCTACCCAATCTCCCACTGGATCGTCGAAATCAACGCCGCCCAACGCTTCCTTCTTGCCCACGACTTCGTCCGCAAATGGCAGGCACTCCACGGCGTCAACGTCGTCCCCCACACCACCTCACGAAACAAACTCGACGAAAACCTCGGTGTTGAGGCTTTGCTGCCACCGCTGTGGCGCACCGGCCAGGTACGGCTCCCGTCAATGCGAGAGAACTGGGGAACACTCGCGTTCGTTGACGAGATGACGTCGTGGACGAAAGACAAAAAGAACGGCACCGACCTTGTGATGGCTCACTGGTTCGCAGAGTTGCACATGCCGCAACTGTCACCAGTCAAGAAGCCGCCACGACTCTGGCGCCCATCATGGCTGACGGCATGATAATCTCCTGATAGGTTTGCCTAACATTGGAGTGACGTGCGATCAGTAGACGAAATCGTTGAGTTGTACCACCAGCGTCGACTCGCCGCTGGCCCGCTGCATGAACAGATGCGCCGCGTACGCGATCTCGCAAACGGAGACGTTGTCGTTCCGTTGAACGAACTCGACAAGAACGCGAAATCAAACGTCGCCAATTTGCTGGTTCAAGGCTTGGACCAAATGTCCATGCGTGTCTCATCCACAATGCCATCCCCATACTTCCCGCCAATCAAGGAAGGTTCGGAGCAGTCCAAGAAGTACGCACGAATGCGCAAGAAGGCGATGCTCGGCATCTGGGACGAAAACAAGATGCAGATGAAACTGCGTCGCCGCGCCCGCCACCTCCTCGCCTACAGCACCTCACCCGTCTACATCAAACCGGACTTCAACAAACTGACACCGCGCTGGGAAATCCGCAGCCCACTCGACACGTTCTCGGCACCCGTTGAAGAAGACGAACTCATCCCCGAGAACTGCATCTTCACTTCGCGTGTCACCGCATCATTCCTGATGCAGAACTACGGTGACATCGTCGCCGGACAACTCCGCTTCGGACGCATCGGAGCCGACTCCCGCTACACGATGCTCGAATACGTTTGCGCTGACAGCATCCAAATGATCGTCCTTGGCGCAGAAGACAACCCTGAACTCAACGCCGCGGAACGCGCAGGACTCGACTACCTCCGCCTTGAAGCAATCCCCAACCGTGCAGGCATGCCACTCGCAGTCGTCCCCCAGCGCATCACCCTCGATGCACCGCGCGGACAGTTCGACGGCGTACTCGGCATGTACTACACCCGCGCCCGCCTCCAAGCGCTAACCGAGATCGCTATCGAACGCGGCATCTTCCCCGAGGAATACCTCGTTGCCCGCCCCGGTGAGAACCCTGAGGTCGTTCAGTTGGCTGACGGCAAAGCAGGCATCCTCGGAATCGTCAAGGGTGGCGACATCCGCCAAAACCAAATCAACCCCGGCTACAAAACCGACACCGCGCTGGACCGCCTCGAACGCCAAGAACGTCTCGAGGGTGCCATCCCCGCAGAGTTCGGTGGCGAATCAGCCACCAACATTCGTACCGGCCGCCGCGGCGAAGCCGTCCTCGCAGCCACCGTCGACTACCGCGTCCAAGAAGCACAAGACATCTTCGCAAACAGCCTGCTCCACGAAGACAAGATCGCCATCGCAGTTGAGAAGGCGTACTGGGGTGACACACCCAAGACGTTCTTCATGCCCGGCAAGCGCACCGTCGGACAGGAAACCTATACGCCGAACAAGGTGTGGCAGACAGACTTCCACTACGTTTCGTATTCGGCATCAGGTTCCGACGTCAACAACCTCATCATCGGCCTCGGCCAGCGTCTCGGTGTTGGTCTCATGTCGAAAGAGTCTGCGCGTGAAGCCGACCCGCTGATCTCCGATCCTGATTTTGAGCACGATCAGATCATCGCTGAAGGTGTCGAAGCCGCATTGCTGTCGTCAATCCAGCAGCAGGCTGCGAATCCGCAGGGACCGTACCAGCCAGACGACCTCGCGTATCTCACCAAACTTGTTGTGGAGCAGGACGTCAGCCTGTATGAGGCTGTGCGTCGCACCAACCAGCGCGCGCAGGACCGTCAAGCAACCGCGATGCCCGCTGGAGCACCTGAAACGATGCCAGGACTCGCAATGCCAGGCATGGGAGCGGAGGCTCCAGTGCAGGCACCGCAGGGACCGCCGAACATTGACGCACTACTCGCACAACTGGGGGCCTAATGTCAGACGTCAACTACAGCAACCGCACAGATTTGATGGGAACCGGCCGTGCCGTACGCGCACAAGCCGCAACAGGACAAACATACGGTCAGGCTGGTGCACAGATGGCTGCACAGCGCGCCGTTCCGATGGCCGCACCGCCCACCGAGAACGTGCCGCAACCCGTTCAGCGCCCAGTTCCCGGTCAGGTAGTCCAGTTTGGTGCACCCACCGCACGACCGAACGAGCCGATCACCGCTGGAGCGAACTTCGGGCCAGGGATGAACGCTGCTCAGGCAGGTATTCCGCTGTTGATGACCAACGATCAGCGCGCAATCGAGGAACTTCGCGCCATTTACGAACTTTTCCCAACTGAAGACTTGGGAGATTTGCTAGGTGCCTTCACAGAAGACATGGTGTAACCACCGTGGAACTGTTCAACCCTCTTGTTCAAGAGGCTGCGTACAACGAAATCTCCTCAAAACAGAAGTTTCGTGAACGTGTCCAGAAAACTATTCGCCCCGAGGTCGCTGCAGCGGTCAGCAACATCTATCAGCGCGGCCAATACATCAAACCGTCGACCGCATTGTCGCTCGCGAAGGCAAACGCGTCAGACCAAGCGGTAGATCTTGCCAACAACATCTCGGCTCGTAGCCAACTCACCGAACAAGAGGACGCAAAGGGTTTCATTCAGCGGTTCTTCTATGAACCAGTCAAGAAAGCGTCGCGTTACATCAACGCAACCCTCAACTTGACCCCTGAACTGATCCAGAACATCGCGTCCAAAACCGTAAACCCCGATCCGAGCATGTCGGGCATCTTCAAATCGACCACACTCGGCTCTCTGCTCGCAGATCCTGACGCTCAGGGTGAAGGATTCTTCGTTTCCGACGACATCGCAAAGGCACAATCCGAACGTGCCCGCAAGTTCCGTGGCGTCATGGAAGACGGCAAAGCATTCACCATCGGACGCGCATCAGCAAGCCTGCTACTGCCAGAAAAAAGCCTTGCCTACCGCCTTCTCTCCGGTGCTGTAGACGCCGCAATCCAGTTCGTAGACCCCACCATTGCGCTTGGAAAAGTCGCCAAAACGGCTCGGCTCACAGGTCAGATCGGCGGTGTTCGCATCGCATCTGGAGCGCTAATCCCTGACACCACCGCTGTTCTCGCACACATTGACGAACTTGAGAAAGCAGGCGACGTTGTTCGCGCCAACGCAGCCAAGCAGGCGCTCCGTGAAACACTCGACTCTGCAGAAGAAGCAGCACAACTCGGCGCACAAGCACCTAAAGTGTTCTCACCAACACGCACAGTGCAACGCTCAGGCGAACTGGCAGAGGCTGGCGTCATCAGCCAGGCCCGTGAAGCGCTGGACGCCAGCGACTTCGGCAAATGGTGGGGTACCAACCGTGGCGCCCGACGCCTCGAAAAGGCTGCAAACAAACTTGTAGCCGAGTACACCGACGACTCGATCCGTTTGCGCAACAACCTCGCTGATGCGCAGCAAGAACTCGACACCCTGTACAACGCGGCGCGCCGCCCTGGTGCAATCACCGCGATGTTCCCCAACGTCATCAACGCTGATGAGGCCCGCAAAGCGTGGCGCGAGAGCATCAAGGCCACCAAAAAGCAGGTAGACGAACTGACCGAAACCATTGAGGTCCGTCGCAACTACCACGCATTCCGCATCCAAGACGAAATCTTTGAAGGAAAAATCACTGGCCAGCAGGCACTCAAACTTTTGGATACCGCTGAAAACGGTGGAGTGCAGCGCGTGTTCGCGGAGGCTGCAGCCAAACTGCGCACCACAACGGATCAGCGTCCCGGCCAGTTCGTTGAAGACATCCGCGACCTTGCCGCCGCCAGAGCCAAGCCACTTAGCCAACTTGCGAACGCAACCTACATGCGCATCCCGCAGGTCAACAAGTTCGTACGCAAGTGGGGATCAGCAGTCCCCGACAACGTGATGCTCGTCAAGGGCAACCCTGAGCAGCGTTACGACGCGGTTCTGAACATCAAAAACTTCATGAACACGCTGGGCTCAAAGGTGCCAGCAGATGTTCGTGCGTATGTGATTGGCAAGACTGCCAAAGCATTCAACACTGGCACTGGCAGCCCGACCGGTGTCTATGAGGCCCGCAACGTCATCAAAGAGGCTGTGGCTGAGGTTCTGCGCCACAACTACGACGTCCCCGAAAAGGCGATTGCAAAACTCATTGAGCAGCAGGACCAGGCAGTTGCCAAAATGCGTCAGCGCATCGCAACCGAAATCGGCAAGAACCCAGGCCACAATCTTGTTCGCACCCTGATCGACAACTACGGCGTGGACGAAGCCAACCTCATCAAGACCCTTGCTGGCGCAGGCGTGAATGTCAACAGCGTCGACGACTTGAACGGCAAAATCCTCAGCCCAACAATCTTCTCTGAACTATTGAACAATGTCGTCGTTTTGCCTGACGTACGCAAGATGCGCGCTTTGGCAACCAACCCATTCTGGCGCAAGACAGTCCAGCGCGCCACAAAAACTGGCGACGGTGAACAGCGCGCAATCCTCGACGCTGTTGAGTTCTTCCAAAACGAAATCTGGAAGCCGTTTACGTTGATGAACCCCGGCTACTTCCTGCGAAACATCTTCGACGGACAGATGCACATCTATCTGGAGAACGACGGCTCGCTTGCCTCGATGCTGAACAAGCCGTTTGCCTACTTCTCGTGGGTTCTCGGTAAGCGTGGTGGGGCAGGAATCGCAGGCGAAGCATTCACCCCTGCAGCGCGCGAGGCACTTGAGCGTTACGGCGACGAACTTCTCCCTGCCGAAGAAGCGTTCTTCCGTGCGCAACAGAACAAAGCCATGAAGCACGTTGGCGATCCTGTTGACGCTATGGAGCGCATGATTATGAGTGGCGAATACGGCTTCACAACCCGTGTCGACAACCCCCAACTGCACACAATGGGCATCCTCGACCAGTTGCGCATGCTCAACAAAGACCCTCTTGTACGTCGCGCTATGGCCCGCGAAGGCACCACCAAGAACGTCGACGAACTGATGGAGTACCTTGAAACGGTCCCAGATGTAAAAGAAAGCCTCCTTGACCTTGCCCGCAGCGGCTTTGTTTACGGCGTCGAAAACGGTAGAGCCACACGAATCAAACTCCCACCTACGCTTTCCGATGACCCTGACGAACTGCTGCGCGTCCTCATCCAAACCGAAGTATTCGGTCGCGTAGACAAGTGGTACAACGTCCCAGAACTCCGTGTTATCGCGGCAAACAATCGTGTGCCGATTATCGAGCCAGGCAACCAGCGCGCAATCGTCGAAGACTTCGTCAAGGGATTCGATGTTGCTGACGCTGACGTCTACTACGTCGAAGGCAAGCAAGGTGTTGGCACCGTGTTCCGCGGCAAAGGCCAATACGCCGACCGAGACTTCGTTGTCATCGACGTACAACGCAAAAGGGTGCCAGTTGACGAGATCAACAACCCTGGACAAACAGTCGTTCGAGACGTTTGGAAAGCAATCCCCGTCTACCCGCTTGAAAGCACCACCCTCAAGCCTGGCGTCCTCGACAAGGGCCGCGCCTTCATGAAGACTCCGCTTACCCCAGGCCAAAAGGGCAAGATGTACGACGACGAGTTGATGCGCGTTGTCGACACGATCTACAACAGCGCCGACAACGCCAACAACGAACTCATCCCAGCCGTAACTGGCTTTGCCATGCGGCACAAAGAAGACCCCGCCAAGTACACGGAAAAGTGGTTGGGCAAGTGGCGCGAGTTCAGCGACTTCTTCTTCAACGGACTCGTCGGCGCTGGCACCAACTACCTCGAAAAGTCACCGATCTGGCAGCAGTACTACTACCGCAACGTCCGCGAAAACGCCGAACTTCTGTCCAAGACAGAGTTCAACCGACTGATCGCCAACATCCGCCGTGATGCCGAAAAGGTTGGAATGACCCCAAACCAGTTCATCGGTGGCGGACGCGGCAGCAAACTGTTCGACGAACTCGTAGCCCTCGAACCAAAGGCCAAAGGCGTCGGCACCGTTGAACAACTTTCAGAGTTCGCTGGCAACCGTGCCACATCCCGCATGAAAGACGTCCTGTACGACGCGGCGAAGCGCAGCAATGCCGAAGATGTACTGCGCGTGATGGCGCCGTTCGCAGCCGCATGGCGTGAAGTGCTAACGAAGTACGTTACACAGTTTGCTGATGACCCGGCTAACTACCGCCGTGTCCAGCGCGCCTTCGTCGGAATGACCAACATGGACCTCGAAGGCGACGGAACTGGCTTCTTCTACAAGGACCCACAGTCAGGACAATTTGTCTTCAACTATCCGCTCTCCGACAAGGCAAGCCAGTTGTTCACCGGCCTCACCGCCCCTCTCGCAGCCCCTGTCAAAGGCTTGTCGATGGGTTTCCAGTTCAACCCTTCGCTTGGCCCGGTAGCCCAGATCGCCACCAACGCCATGTTCAAGTTCGTACCAAAAGAAAACGACTTCCGCAAGTTCCTGCTCCCATACGGCTCCCCCGGCACCAGCATCTTGGATTTCACCCCTGGCTACATGCGCAAGATGATCTCAGCGCTCAAGGCAGATCCGAGCCAGTTGGACGGCGTGTTCGGACAGACCTATGTCGAGACGGTCCGCGCCCTGCAGGCGTCAGGCAACTACGACCTGTCAGACACCGAACAACGCGAAGCCCTTTTTGACGACGCTGTCGGCAAGGCCCGTATCCTCACGATCTTCCGTGCTCTCAACCAGTTTGTTGGCCCGGCCTCAGGCGCAACCAAGTTTGAGATTGACACTAAAGAGGGCGACGTCTACATGTCGCAACTCATCAAAGCGTTTCAGGACATGCAGGAAAAGGACTACGAGTCGGCAGTCCCCGACTTCCTTGAAACCTTTGGCGACGACATGCTGCTCTACGTTTCCGGCAAGTCGAAGTCCCTTGTCGGCGGTGTCCAGCCAACCGAGAAGTTCGAGGCATGGGCTAGGGACAACGAAAAGATCATGAAGCGCTATGAGGGCGTGGCAGGTTTCTTCGCCCCAGGCCAGGACGATTTCTCGTTCACCGCCTGGAAGGCTCAGGTTGACCGCGGCCAGCGTGAACGCCTTACCGCGGAACAGGTTGTTGAGCAGGCAGAACTGATGGTTGGCTCGTCGCTGTTCCGCCGCCAGCGTCTCAAGTTCGGCGCATACCCCAACGCCGCACAGCAGGAGTGGCTGCGCGAGTACCGCAAAGCGCTCCATGCCAAGTACCCAGGCTTCCCAGAAATGCCGTCGTTCGACCCTTCAGTCTTCCCAACCCTGATCGGGAACCTGAAGGCGATTGTTGAGGAGCCGTCGCTGCAGAACAACGACATCGTCAAAGCAACCAAGTTGTACCTCAACAAGCGTGACCAGATGCTTGCGCTCGCTGGCGAGGCTGGCTTGGCAAGTCTCAAGTCAAAGCAGGTCGAGCCGCTGCGCAACTACCTTGCTAGTGTGGCCGATGTACTCATCGAGAAATACCCAGACTTCAAGCGTCTATTCGAACAGGAACTTCAGGCAGAACTTCTACAGTATGACGAGCAGTGATGGCTAACGGCGACGAACAGGACCAGGACCTCAAGAAACTTGAGGAGCAGGCTGGCAACCTAAGCATTAGCGGCGGGTCAACCAATAGGTTCCAACGCGACCCAAGCCTTCCGTTGCCGGTTCGTCGCGCAGTAGCACCATCGCGTACTGGCGCTACCGGCGTCCAGATGACGCAGGTTATCCCGAACTACACGGGTAACCAGTTGACCGACGCGAACGACATGATTGCTCGTCCTTTGTACGACGAGGTCAAGGACGCCAAAAAAATTATTGACGGCCTTGATGATGCTGACCGTTACGCACTTCTCAAGGACATCTCCACTGCCACGAACGGCCGCTACAAGCCTGACCTGACCGGTAACGGATTGCAGGACCGCGACTACGAAGCGTTCGGACAATACGTTCTGCGCACCGCAAACAACATGGGTCGAACGTATGACGTCGCGTTGTCCTACATGGCGACGAACGTCTCAAAGATCGCGCCTGTTGATCTTGGTGGCCGCCGCTATTCGGTGTCCTCGTCGGACGACATCAAAGACATTCTCAAAGAAACCAGTCTCAGCCTGCTCGGGTACATCCCCGACGCAAAAGTATTGAACCGGCTGGTGCGCAACATCCAAGAAGAACAGATCAGCGCCCAGGCTGGTACTGGTACGAACTATGAGCAGTCTGCTTCTGTGAGCCTGCAGGCTGTGAACGAACTGATGGCGACCAATCCGCAGGAAGCGAAAGTGCAGGGCGCTGCGACTATTGCTGAGATCATCAAGAAGGCGATTGTCGGCTGATGGCTACCAGAGACGAAATCCAAAACGAGATCGACGACCTTGAGGCGCGCGTTGAGGCGCTGCAACTGCGTCTTCCTGTCACCCCAAATACTAAAGATCGCACCGCTATCCGCGGGCAGATTGACACTCTGAACGAACAAATCAGCGCAAAGAAACGTCAGTTGTCCACGGCTGCTATGGCCACACCCCGCGCTCTTGGTGGCACCGAAGTCGGTTTGGCTGCAAGCACACTGAAGAACACGCTTGACAACCTTGTCCGCAACGCTGACCAGGCAGAGAAAGCACTCAGGGCCAATCCTGAAAGCCAGGATGCCTTCAACAGTTTGCAAAGCGCATTGACAAATCTGTTCCGTGCAGAAAACAGCGCTGTAGCCAACGGCATCCAAATCACGCCATCTGTCTCTTTGCGTAACGGTTTGTATGTACGAACCCGAGAAGGTGTTACCGCAGCCCCAACGCAGGCACCTGCTGGGGCACCTGCTGAGGAGACTCGCCGCATCGGCCGCCAAACGATCAGCGGACCCGCCATCAAAGAAGCACCAGAAGAAGTAACACCAACAGCACCAACTGGACGAACCCCAACCGGGGGAACGCCAACTGTTGTTACCCCGACAGAGGCACCCGCGGCACCCGCTGGCGCTGGAGCGAACCAGTGGGTTGCCACCCAACTTGAACTGCGCAACTTGCCCGACACTCCTGAGAACCGCAAGATGTTGCGCAGCGAATACCGCAAACGTCCTGCCGCATCAGCCGACTGGAAGGCAGAGTTCGAACAGCGCTACCCAGACCTAGCGAACCTCATCAACCTTGACCCAGAGATTGCTGCCATCGCTGAACGTGCGGTCAATGAAGAATGGTTCCGTTATCCTGAACAGGCGCTGTCAATCCTCAGCCGAGAAATCGCTAACACTCCGTATGGGCGTACCGCGACAGAGACACAGCGCACGTTTGACTCAAAGCGGATGCAGGACCAGATGGATCTGATCGAGGACAAAATGTCCAGGCTCAAGGGCGTTTATGGTGGGCTTGGTTTGGATGACAACGAGTGGTTCAACATCTCACGCAACGCTGTCCGCAGCGGCCTAAACGACAACCAGGTCAAGTCCGAGATCTACTCCACGGTTTACCGCCGCGACCCGAACACGGGCCAGTTCGCGTTTGAGAACGCTGTCAAACAGGTCGAGCAGGGCAAACTCGCACAGGATGTGAACGGCGTTTTCCAAAACGAGTTCCTGCTTGCCCAGCCAGGATCTGAGTACCTTGAGTCCTACGCTCGCGGAGAAATCACGTTGGAAGACGTCCGCCGCCAGGCTCGCGTCCTTGCAAAGCAGCGTTTCCCCGGCCTCTCAGATTTCATTGACCAGGGCTTGAACGTCAAGTCAATTGCGGACCAGTACCGTGCACAAGCAGCCACGATCCTCGAGATGCCTTCCACTGGCATCGACATGAACGATCCCAAGTTCTTGGCTGCGTTGGACTTCCGTGACGAGCAAGGGTCTCGCCCCATGTCCTTTGGCGAGTTCACAACCCTGCTCAAGACTGACCCCAACTACGGTTGGCAGTACACCAAGCAGGCCAACAAGCAGGCTCTGGACATCGCCACCACCATTGCTAGAACCTTCGGGAAGGTTGTCTAATGAGTGACGCAAACGTCGATTTCTTTGGCGGTGTAACGCTCCCTGAGCCAACCCCACAGGCACCATCAGATCAAGGTGTCTACCAGCAGGCTGGCGAAGCAGGGATGCTGGACATCAGCACCGTCCTGCCTTCTGGCACAACCGCCCCCGTAGCGCCTCCTGTACCTGCTGGCGGTTCTGAATCCGGCGCTGGTTCTGTCCAGTCCCCAGAAAACCCTGCTTACGACGCCTACCTCGCGTTCCTAAAGCAGCGTGAACTGGAGGCAGCAGAGGCCCGTCGCCGCGACGCCCGCGTCACAGTCACCGCAGCGCTTGAGCGCTACCAACTTTCCAGCCTTGCCCCATACCTGTATGAACTCATCGCCAAAGACGAGATCAACATGGCCAACCCTGACGCCATTGTCGCGGCGATCAGAGACAGGCCAGAGTTCCAGGAGCGTTTCAAGGGCAATGCGGCAAGACTGCGCGCAGGGCTACCCGAACTGGACCCCGCCTCTTACATCGCACTTGAGAACCAGTACCGTGACACTCTCCGAGCGAACGACCTGCCTGGCAACTTCTATGACAGCCCAGACGACTTCGTCCGCTGGATCGAGGGTGATGTGTCACCCGCAGAGGTCCAGCAGCGTGTGGAGCAGGGTTACGCCGCTGTCCGTGACGCTGACCCCGAGGTGCGCCGCCAGATGGAAGACCTGTTTGGCGTGACTGAGGGTGAACTTGCCGCTTACTTCATTGACCCTGAACGCACCCGCCCGATCCTCTCGGCTCGCGGTTTGGTCCGTCAGGCGAAGGCAGCCCAGATCGCGGCACGAGCCGTTGAACAGGGCATGATCCCACGCGAACAGATCGGCACCACAGGCGCAGCCTTCTTCGAGGGCTTGGTGGACCGCGGTATCACTGAACAGCAGGCTCAGGCAGGCTTCACCCAGATGGGTCAGTTGACTGGCCTGTATCAGGAGATGGCTGGCGAGGAAGCCCTGACTATGGAACAAAAGTTTGGTGCAGCACTCGGTTACGACGTCGCTTCGCAGGATGTGTTGATCCGTCGCCAGCGTCAACGTCTTGCCGAGTTCCAGCAGGGCGGACAGTTTGCGCGCACTCAGGGCGCTGGTGGCACCGTTGAGACCGGTTTGGGCGAAGCCCAATAAGTGTTGACAGAACCTATTAGGTTCACCTAACATGATCTCATCCCATTAGGGATGCCTATCGGAGAAGCCCCGACTTTGATAGTAAAACAAGGGTGTAACAGCCATCAGCGCACCTCCAGCACTGATGTGGGTCAAAGGAGTGGGTCATGACAGACATCAACGATTTCGATGATGACGTCAACGGTACGGCCGAAAAGAATCCGGTCCGTGCGCACCTTCGGAAGGTCGAAGAAGAAAACAAGCAACTTCGACAACTTGCCGCAGAAGCCGAAGCAGCCAAGAAAGAGTTGGCCTTCGTCAAAGCGGGAGTTCCGATGGACCACCCCGCCTCCAAGTATTTCATCAAGGGATACGACGGAGAGATGACACCCGAGGCAATTCGGGCGGCTCTTGAGGAGGCGAACCTGATCGCTAAGCAGCAGGATCAGCGGGCCCCAGAGCAGGACGCATGGAACAGGCTTCAGAAGGCTTCCCGCGCAGGTGAGCGCAGCGAACCTGTGGTTGATTGGGAAACCAAAATCAACAACGCCCGCAACGAACAAGAAGTGATGACGATCCTGGCCCAGATGAGACAAGAAGCAGAAAACATCTAGCCCCAGGCCCCCGGCCTGTGGGGGAAAGAAATAACAGGTAATGACTAAGACACAGACGAGCAGCCTGCTCACAGACCAGGTTGCATTTGATCGGATTGCGTATTTCGCTCTCCGTTCGGAACTGCTCTTCGATGCAGTTGCAGACGTGATGCCGACCGCCCAGGCGATGCCTGGATCGTCGGTCAAGTTCACGATCTTCAACGATCTCGCAGAGAAGACCAGCACCCTCACCGAGGACACCGACGTCACCCCCGTGGTGATGGGCGACAGCCAGGTTGAAGTCACCCTCGAGGAATACGGCAATGCCGTGAACACGACCGCCAAGTTGCGCGGTACGTCGTTCCTCGACGTGGACTCGGCCGCTGCCAACCTCGTCGGCTACAACGCTGGTATCAGCATTGACGGCGTCATCCGTGACGTCCTCTCGGCTGGCACCAACGTCATCTACGGTTCGGGTGGCGCAGACCTCCCGACCAGCCGTGCCACGGTCGGTTCGGATGACATCATCAAGGCGAACGACATCCGCAAGGTTGTCGCTGCCCTCCGCAAGGCCAACTCGGTGTCGTTCAACGGCATGTACATGGGTTACATCCACCCTGACGTGTCGTACGACCTCCGCAAGGAGACCGGTGTGGCTGCGTGGCGTGACCCGCATGTGTACGTCGACACGGCGAACATCTACAACGGCGAAGTCGGAGCCTTCGAGGGCGTGCGTTTCATTGAGACGCCGCGTGCCAAGATCTTCACCGACGCGTCGGATGGATCGGGTTCGTCGACGGGTTCGTCGGCCACGGTGGACGTGTACTGCACGCACATCGCTGGACGTCAGGCACTCGCCAAGGCCCACAGCATCACCGACGGCAACAGCGCGTTCCCGCGTGTCGTTCGCGGTCCGGTGGTTGACGCGCTGCAGCGCTTCCAGCCTGTCGGCTGGTACTGGCTCGGTGGCTACGCACGATTCCGTGAGGCATCGCTGCGTCGTGTCGAGTCGGCGTCGAGCATTGGCGCAAACTGAACTGATTAGTTCAGATAAATGAGATTGGGGGGCTGGGCGCACTCCCCTCGTCCAGCCCCCTTTCTCATGCTACGATTCACGCGAGGTAACTGATGTCGATTTCCAACTACGCCGAAAACAAGTTCCTTGACGCTCTCCGTGCACAGTCGTTTTCGGTGAGCAACGTCTACGTCAAACTCCATACCGGCGACCCCGGCGAGGACGGAACGAGCAACGCCGCAACCGAAACGACCCGTGAGGAAGTGACGTGGAACGCTGCCGCCTCAGGTTCGCTGGAAGCGTCCGCAACCGTTGAGTGGACGAACGTGTCCACGACCGAGACTTATAGCCATTTCTCGCTGTGGGATAACGCGAGCGCAGGCAACTGTCTGTGGACTGGAGCCCTGTCCTCATCGGCTTCTGTTACTGCTGGCGACACTTTCCAGATCACCGCTCTCACCCTCAGCCTCGATTGAGGTGACGTAGCCTGATGGCTACTGGCGTCACCGACTTCACGTTCGGTTTTACCGACACCCCTGGTTTCAGGGAGTATGCCGAGGTACCCAACTACGAGTACCGCAAGGTCATCCACTTTGCGTCCCCTTACAAAACTACGCAGGGGTTCTACCGTGGCCTAGTTCCTGTTGAACGGACCGCTGCAGCCAGCGGCACTGGCAGTTCGTCAACATCTGAACTGCACATCGTCCCACGCACCGCGACAGCATCTGGTTCTGGGACAGAGACAGCGGTCAGGCTTGTCATCTCGCTGCGCACAGCGTCTGCCACAGGTGCTGGCACACAGACCGCTGATGGTGAGCGGATCGTTGACCGTACCGCTACAGCGTCAGGTCAGGGCACTACTGGTGCAGGTGCGACAGGCTTGCACATTGCGCCGCGCACTGCGAGCGCTTCAGGTGTTGGAACATCGGTTGCGCTTGACACAACAATTCGTGCGTTCACTGCGACGGGCACTGGCACCGGAACCAGCACGGCCACATGGGAGCGGATCATCCCACGAACCGCAACTGGCTCTGGCACCAGTGCCTCAGTCACCACCCAGGAATCTACGCGCGCCCGCACCGCTACTGCAACTGGGACGGGCACATCTGCTGTTTCACAACTGCACATTGCACCCCGTACCGCTACCGCCACTGGCAGTGGTCAAGCCACCACAACATCGTTCGCCACCCTGTTCCGTACCGCCACAGCAACAGGGCAAAGCGCACAAACCTGTGTTGGCGTACGAATCGCATTCCGGACTGCGTCAGGATCTGGACTCAGTACAGAAGTCAACACAGTCGTCAAACTTCTGCTCTTTATCACCCCGTCAGACACCATCTCGCCCGCCGAGTTCCGCGACACATCCGTTGCGGGCAGCCTGTTCAAATACGCCGAACGCACCAACCGGGGCAAAAACGTGTACAAACTCGTGGACGGCACATTCACCGAAATCGAGCAACGCAACATCGACCGTGTCGCCAAGATTTACTACGGCGGCACCAAGAACTTTGTCAGCCAAGCCGAGAAAGACGACCTGATCGCGGCAGGGTACGGTAGTTACATCACATGAGCATCTTCAGACCACCCACCGACGACTTCGTCCCACTCGCGCTCCCACCCAAGCCCGAGTCATCCCAAGAAGCCAGGCTCGCATTTGCCCTGTTTAGCCACTTTGAGAACGACCCGCGCGGCCGTAACGTATTCAAACTGCTTGACGGCACAATCACAGAAAACGAACCCAACGACAACACCCTGATCGCTAAAACCTATTGGGGTGGGTCAGATAATGTAATCACCGACGCAGAAGCGGCAGAACTAACAGCGGCAGGATACGGCGCGTACATAACCTAGGGGATACATGAAACATCGAGAGACACACCCGAACCTCGACGTAGAGGGCTGCTTCGCCTGCCGCATTTCACATGTGCGTATGTCCGGTGCCGCGATGCCGACACGCCAAAACGTCAGCGAAATGAACGCTAAAGAAAAAGTCCTAGACAAAGACTTGGACGCCTACAAGCGGATTCGTAAATCCGGTGGCCAACCTGACAAGATCGATGGATCAGCCCGCTTGGAGAAAACGGCGGACCACAAAGAACAGTTAGGCAAAGGATGATCCTCACCATCTACATCCCCACATACAGACGCCATGAACTGCGCGCCTGTCTGGACTCCATCACACCCCAGATGCAAGATGGTGTAGAACTTTACGTCTCTGACAACGACCCAGAACAATCCGCCTACTCGATTTGCCAGGAGTATCCGCAAGTCAAATACCTGTGGAACTATCTCAACATCGGCGCAGACGGCAACTGCCTCGTCGGCCTAACTACAGGGAACGGCGAATACGTCTGGGTGTTCGGTGACGACGACATCATGATGCCCTGCGCGATCAAAGCCACCCTTGACGCGATAAACGACCAGGACCGCATCATCCACGTCGGTGAACGCCACGGCGAAGCACCCTTCGGATTCAACGGCGACATCGCACAAATGCTCGACAAACTTGACGACAAGTCATTCATGGTCGCATCGACCCTATGCAGCATGAACGTGTGGCGTCGTGACGCGATGGACCTGCTCGCAGGAGTCAGGTCCATGGACACCCGTAACGTGCTCGCATGGTCAGGCGTCGGCTGCCAATCAGTCACCGTCATGGACCAGCCGTACATCAAAGTTGGCCGCGAAAACCAAACCTTTTTCCCGCACTTTGAGCGGGCAATGACCGAATACCTTGAAACCCTGTTCTTCCTCATGGGGCCAGAAGAACAGTTCTCGCTCACCTCCGCGTTGCACTGGAACTACAACAACGTATGAGCGAGATCTTTCATTCGGGAGGCTGGCGCGTCAAGCCAGGGTTTGACGTTTACACGGGCGGCACGTTTGACCTGTTCCACTACGGGCATGTCAATCTGCTGCGCCAATGCCGTGAGATAGCCAACGGCGGGAAAGTCACCGTCGCGCTGAACACAGACAAATTTGTCGCCTCTTACAAACAACCACCCGTCTGCTCGCTCGAGGAACGCATGGCTGTTGTTCAATCCTGCCGGTACGTCGATGAAGTGATCGTCAACTGGGGTGGGGTAGACAGCAAGCCCGCGATTCTCTCGGTCATGCCCACCCTCATCGTGATCGGGTCCGACTGGAAAGACAAGGACTACAACACCCAGATGGGCTTCACAGACGAGTGGCTGGTACGCCACAACATGCACGTCGTCTACGTCCCATACACTGCCACGATTTCAACGACCGCTTTGAGGGAGAGACTGAAGTGAACTACCAGCACTGGTTCGGGATCACCGACGGCAGATTTGGCTACGGGGCTATGGTCAACGGATTCCTAAACAACGTCCCCAAAGGTGTCCGCCTCTCAGACCGTGCTTCGGTTGCCGTTCACATGGGTGTCCCGTTCGCCATCAAAGGCTTTTACGAGGGCGTCCACAAGGTGAACTTCACGATGTGGGAAACAGATGAGATGCACCCGCGGTTCATCCCCTGGCTGAAGCAGTACGACCAGATCCTCGTCCCGTGCTACCACAACGTCGAACTGTTCTCCCGCTACCACAGGGATGTCAAAAGAGTACCGCTCGGGGTGGACGGCAAAGTGTGGCGCAAGATTGCCCGCCCAGAGAACCTGAAGTTCCGCATCCATGCGGGCGGGTCATTGTGGAAACGTAAAGGGCTGGACCTGGTGATCGAGGCATGCAAGCGTCTGCCGTTCGAGCATGAACTCCACATCAAACTTGCACCACACGCTAGAGACCATCCAGACCTGTCAGGCATACCTAACGTCACGTTCCACCGTGAATGGATGACCCTGGACGAACAGGTCGAATGGTTCAACCAAGCGGACGTGTGGGTTGCCCCAGCCCGAGGCGAAGGGTTCGGGCTGATGCCAGCCCAAGCCATCGCCTGCGGTATCCCCACCATCATTACCGCAACTTCAGGGCAAGCCGAGTTCGCCCATCTTGCTACCGCGGTCGTACCGCATCGGGCTGTCCGATCTGGCGGCCCCGGCAAATGGGATGAAGCCGACCCCGCTGACATCCGTGCTGCGATTATTGACCACCACGACAGACTGGTCGCCCATAGGGTCAAAGCCGCCGAAAACGCTACAAAGATCGTGGACGAGTTCTCATGGACAAAAGCGTCTGCCGCTTTGGCTGATGCCGTACCCAAGGGCAAATTGTTGACTGACGAAAAGTTTGTGCCGATCACAATCCAAATGAAGTTGCAGGTCAACCGCAAGGTCGTCTCAAGCGTCAACTCCACCACCTACACCTTTGAGCCAGGTAGGGACTACATGGTTCCTGAGGGCGTCTTTCAGGTATTGTGGGACGCAGGGTATGTGCTGAAGGAGTCGTTGTGAAGAAGAAGGCGTTTTGGGACAAGAAGAACCCCAACAAGAAGTCGAAGCCTCTGAGCAAGGGGCAGAAGACTGCGGCTAAGCGTCGCGCTGCCGCGGCTGGCCGCCCGTACCCGAATCTTGTTGACAATGCTTGGGCGAAGCGCAATGGCTAAGACCCCTGCTTGGCAACGCAAAGAGGGGAAAGATCCGAAGGGTGGCTTGAATGCGAAGGGTCGTGCGTCTGCTCGTGCGCAGGGCATGAACCTGAAGCCACCTGTGTCAGCGAAGCAGGCGAAGCGTAGCCCGAAAGCGGCTGCTCGTCGTAAGTCTTTCTGTGCCCGCATGTCCGGCATGCCTGGTCCGATGAAGGACAGTAAGGGCCGTCCCACTCGTAAGGCATTGGCTTTGCGCAAGTGGGATTGCTAACCTGATAAAGTCCAGTTGACAAGGAGTCCGTATGGCTAAGAAGTCGATGAAACTTGGTGGCGGTGGCCGCTTTGCGAAACTTGAGAAGTCGCTGAAGGGCAAGGTCAAGGACCCTGCCGCTGTTGCTGCTTCGATTGGTCGCAAGAAGTACGGTGCCAAGAAGATGGCTTCGATGGCCGCTAAGGGCAGAAAGCGAGCGAAGTGATGCCTCTCCCGAAGATGAAGAAGGGTGACCCGAACATGCCGATGCGTGGCAAGAAGAAGGCGTCTGTCAAGAAGATGAACGCCCCTAAGCCCAAGTCGAACAAGCGGGCGAAGAAGGCTGTCAAGGCGGCATACGGGAGTTACGCAGGCTAAATGACTACGGTTGCGACGGTCCTCAATCGGGCGTCGCGTCAGATGTTGGCAGGGGTCGTTGAAGAACGCAACAAGTTGGCGACGAGCATCGACAGCGATGACACCGCTGTTGTATGCACTTACGACGTTGGCGGTCTTCGTACTGGTTCTGTATTCGAGATCGGGTCAGAACTTTTCTACGTTTGGGACTCGACGCCTTCATCGAAAACGCTTACGGTTGAGCGCGGTTATGCAGGCACGACTGCGACATCCCACAGCGCGGGTGCGATCATCACCCTGAACCCGCGGTTCCCGCGCCAGCAAATGCTGGATGCCCTCAACAGCGACATAGACGACCTATCCTCAACCACCAACGGCCTGTTCCGTATCGCAACCGTTGACCTGACCTACAACGGCTCAGACCGCCAAATCAACATCACAAACTCTGGCACCATACTCGATTTGATCGACGTCCGCTTCCGCTACGAACAGGACGACTTCCCTGTGCTGCGCGACGTCCGTTTGCAAACAGGACTGCCAACCGCGGATTTTGCTTCAGGGAACACGCTCGTGTTTGACGAACCAGTTATGGCCGGTACGGTCCGTGTCCGTTACAAGGCACCGTTTACTCGCGCCGCGTCAGAGTCATCCGATCTCACCACCGACTGCTTTGTGCCCGCCACTTGCGAAGACATCATCGAAATGGGCGTCATCCTGCGAATGATGGCAGGCCGCGAAATCAAACGGAACTTCATCGAATCACAAGGGGACACTCGCCGCCCAGACGAAGTGCCGCCCAGCGCTGTGCGCGACTCGATTGCGAACATCCAGCGTTTGCGCCGCGAACGGATCATCGCTGAATCAGGACGACTCAAGGCACAGTTCCCGATCAAGTTCAGGAAGTAGCCGATGGCTACGCTCACGCGTTTCACCGACGCCTACCGTCCAGCAACATCGTTCTACACAGGAACAGGCGCAACAGAACTTGTACCTGACGTTTTCCCTGTTGCGATCAACGGCCGCCCATACATGCTGGACATGAAGTCTGGACAGTTCAGCCGCCAGTTCGATGCCCGTGTCCGTGACTCGGTTGACCAGTCAAACGAACCAGGAGAAGGCGCACTCAACCTCCAAGGGCTGTGGCGCCGCTCGCAATCTTCATGGCATTACGGGGCAGGGCAACAGTACGCAGACACAGCCGACGCTGAGCCGTACCGTTTCTACACAAGCAAAGGTGTGGACTCGTGGACAAAGGGCCGTTTGTCGTTGCTGCGTGACACCACCAACGTGTACCCAACGTCAGGTACCAATCTGTATGCGACGACTGCCTCTGACCGCCTGTATGGCACAGATGGGCAGTCTGTCAAATACACCACAGATTTCGCATCGGTTACCACCGTCACTGGTACTGCGGCGTCAGCGATTTACAGCATCACCTCCGATGGCTACAACGTGTTCTACTCGTACGCCAACGGTGACATCGACCAAACCAACGCAGGCGTAAGCACCTCATCGGCATACATAACCGGTATCGAAGCCGGGCACATGGCTTACGTCAAAGGCCGCCTCATGGTCGCAGGTCAGGGTGCGGACAAACAAAAGATTTGGAACATCACCACAACCCCAGGTTCGTCAGCGAATAACCCGTCTGCTCTTTACACGCATCCGAATAGCCAGTTCAACTGGGTTGGTTTTGCTGGCGGCCAAACCCACATCTATGCGGCAGGCTACGCAGGCAACGTCAGCATCGTTTACAAGATCGGTATCAAAACTGATGGTTCAGGGTTGGATGTTCCGCTCGTCGCGGCCGAACTCCCACAGGGCGAAATTGTTACCGCTATCTACGGGTATTTGGGCTACGTCATCATCGGCACAGAAACAGGGTTCCGTTTCTGTTCATCCGATAACGAAGGCAACCTTGTCATCGGACCACTCATCGAGATCGGGAATGTTGGTGCGTTCGCTGGCATCGGACAATACGTCTACTTCGCATGGACCAATTTTGACTCCACATCCACCGGCATCGGACGCATGGACATCTCAGTGTTCATCTCCACCAACCAGCCCGCCTACGCCTCCGACCTGATGGCAACCACCCAAGGGACGGTGCAGGCAATCCACGAGTTCAACGGCGATCCGCTGTTCACCGTGTCCGGGGTGGGTGTGTTCACCCCTCACGCAACCAACCTGGTCTCCTCCGGCTACCTCCGATCAGGCATCTACCGGTGGGGTATCCCAGACGCCAAGTTCATCCCCAAACTTGACCTACGCTGCCTGCCCCTCGTCGGCTCAGTCACAGTTTCAGTTGCTTCAGATGACGGAGCGTTTTTCGACTTTCCCATCTTCAACACTGCCGGGGCTAAAGAGAAAACCATTGACGGCCTTGAAAGCCGTGTTTTCGAAGCCGAAGTCAAAGTCACCCTCAACCGTTCTGCTGGCGCAACCACAGGCCCTACCCTCACCCGTTGGATGGCCCGCGCCTACGCCGCCCCGCTCCGCTCCCAAGTGTTCTCAGTACCGTTGCTGATGCACCACAAACTGCAGATCCACGGCCGCGAATACTGGCAAGACGTCGACAGCGAACTGCGGCTACTCCGCGACCTAGTCGAAAACCCGAAGGTCGTCTCCTACCAAGAGAACGAGGACACGTTCGCGGTGATCGTCGAGAACGTCCAGTTCCAGGCACAGGCATTGAGGGACGTGCACACCCCCAACGACCCTGAGGGGACTGTTATTGTGCTCATGCGTAGTGTAAGGTAGGAGACCAAATGGCCGCAGTTACACGTCGACAGTACAAGGGCGCAGCAGCCCAGACCACCATCACTAACGCACTTGCGTCCGGTGACACGTCTATCACGATTGCTGCTACAACGGGCTGGCCTACCAGCACAGAACCGTTCTTTGTTGTTATCAGCCCTGGGACCGCTCAGGAAGAAAAGTGCTCCGCAACCATCTCCGGTTCAACGCTCACCCTGACCCGTGCACAGGATGACACGACCGCCCAGTCGCATTCTTCGGGCGCGACCATCTACCCTGTCTTCACTGCTACTGAGGCTAATGAAGCGAACAAGTTGGCCGCGACTCTCACTACGCGTGGTGACTTGCTCACTATGGGTAGCGGTCCTGACTTTGCGCGTCTCGCTGTCGGCGGCAAGGGAACGATTGTTGTTTCGGATGGGACTGATCCGTCGTGGTTGACGGCTGGCACGAACGACTATGTGCTCACGGCTGATTCTGGCGAGGCGACTGGGCTAAAGTGGGCGGCGATTCCGCCGTCGGTGGACGTTCTTCAGATTCAGATTTTCAGTTAGTAAAGGACAGCAATGGCAACGTACAACAAGATCACGCTCAGCGGTTCGACGGATGGTCGTCCGATCAAGGTTGCGGCTACGGCTACCCCTGGTACGACGATTCACACGGGTTCGTCGGTTGCTACCACCTACGACGAGATTTGGCTTTACTGTCAGAACACGGATACGACGGCCCGCAAGTTGACGATTGAGTTTGGTGGCACGAGCGCACCTGATGACTTGCTTGAACTGACGGTTGCGGCGGAGTCGGGTTTAGTGCTGGTGGTGCCGGGGTTGGTTATCAAAGGTAATTCGTCTGCGGCGCTGGTTGTGAAAGCGTTTGCTGCGACTGCTGACGTTCTTACCATCACGGGCTTTGTCAATAGAATCTCTGCCTGAGGTAACGCGTGACGTTGCGTTGGGGTCAGCGGGAACGGGTTAGCGAATACGTTGCTAACTGGCTGTCGGTGAACATCCCTGTCGAGTATTTGATTATCGCTGGCGGCGGTGGTGGTGGTTGTGGTCGTGCTGGCGGTGGCGGAGCGGGCGGATACCGTTCTTCTGTTGGCGGCGAGAACTCTGGTGGTGGCGCTTCCGCTGAACATCAAGCCGCAGTAACCATCGGTTCCTACACCGTGACTGTTGGTGGTGGCGGTACTGGTAACACGACAGGTGACGGCAACGGTGTTACTGGCACTGACAGTTCTGCGTTTGGTATTACCGCGTCAGGCGGTGGTGGTGGCGGTGGTTACCAAAAGAGTGGCTTGAACGGTGGTTCCGGCGGTGGTGCTGGCGGTGATGCTGCGACAAGCCCTGGTACCGGAACATCTAGCCAGGGTTACGCTGGCGGTCAAGAAACATCTGGCGCAGGCGGTGGTGGCGGTGGCGCTGGTGCTGTTGGCGCAAATGCTTCATCCAACACGGCAGGTAACGGCGGTGCTGGTGTAAGCAGTTCAATTACTGGTTCAGCAACTACCCGTGCTGGCGGCGGCGGCGGTGGTGCGCTTGCTGCTGGCGGCACACCGGGAACTGGTGGCGCTGGCGGTGGTGGTAATGGTTTGGCAAGTCAGGGAACTGGCGGTGCGGGAACTGTCAACACTGGTTCTGGTGGTGGCGGTGTTGACGGACCTAGCGGTACGGGTGGTGCTGGCGGTAAAGGTGTTGTGATCGTTCGTTACCGCACTGACATTGCACGAGGCCGGAGCATTTCTGGTGGCACGATCACCACGTCAGGTGACTGGACGATTCATACGTTCAATGACACAGGTAGTTTGGTGGTCGCATGACTCGCGCTCAACGTACCCGTGTTTCCCAGTATGTGAACCGTATGGGCGGCGGCAAAGGCGTCGTCGCTAAAGCCGGTGGCGGCAACGAAATCACTTATGCGTATGCGGGTGGCAAGTTGCACGCTGTC